CTCATTTACTGTGCACATAACGTACAATAAACATAAAATAAGTACAGATATGATAGGTTATGTCGTCAGAACACCTATGATTGACCTGTTTCTTACTGAATGTTGTTTTTGTAACTATATGTTACACAATATATTAGTCTCATCTCACACACGGTGGAGACAATAGTCCAGATGTGTGGAATCGAACCACCTTCTTCTCACCATACTAAACATAAGATAAAGAAATATCCGTGTTAAGTAAGTTCTTATGTGAGATGCATAACCATTATGCTTCATCCAGATATAAAAGTAATACAACAACAGTCTAAATAACTGTAGATAAGAGTCTATTAGTCTAGTCCGTCTATGATCAACTTAGATCAGCCCTAGTAAATAGATTGTTCTTTCTACAATTATATTCTGTTGTCGTATTACCCAAATGTAATCATACCTTTAACAGAGTAGTAGAAACCCGAGCTGCACTTTGCAACCCAGGTTAGTACAGTTAGGCTTTCTTGGCCTTCTTAGCCTTCTTAGGCTCAGGAGCGTCAAGAATAGGATCTACCCAGTAGATCGTGCCCTTGTCAGGGTCACTGACACAGATGTCGTCAGAGAACTCGAAGCCCTTGAGCACCGCTCCAGGCTTCTTGGCCGTTTTAGGTTTACCTACAATTAGGCCGAGTCTCCCGTTGCCACCCTTACCACGTCCTGTCCAGACGTTCTTGAAACCGTGGATCTCTGTCCTTGACGCAGCTCCACCTGTTGAAGCATTGAACACCTTGTCAGAAACAAGTGTTCCATTCTTAGTTAATTTGATAAATACTACCATTTGACTATAAATTTTGAAAAATTAAACATAAATACAATAATGATCGGGAGTCACCCCCCGTCAAGATTTTGCGGGGGATCATTTAGCTAGGGCCTCACCACCACGCCATACATACAACTTTTATCTGTACGGACATGGGGATTATTATGTGCTCAGGTGTGACGGGGGATTTGTTAATAATTTCGTAACATGGTGTCCGGGAACAGCGTGTTATATTATGGTATGGAGAAAGAGACAGACTTAAGTGTTTTAGTGTATGTTGTCGTTATGGTATTCGTGTATTTGATTGCCTTATAGATATATCCTTTAGAAGAGGGAGTATCGCTTGTTAATGTTTTCGTTTATTCGTATATTTATGGTATGGGAAGAAGTAATAAATGGAATAGCCTCGTAGACAATATGGGATTGGGGTTGGATAAATTCCAGGGCGACGAGGGAAGTAGTGAGACTCCTTCTATAACTTCAAGTTTACTTAGTGACTTTAATAGGTATGGATCTGTGGGTGGTCCTGAAAGTGAAAAGCAACTTATGTATGCTTTAGGACAATTACACAACAAACGTAATAAATATGAATCAGGTGATGTGGATGATGCCGAGGCTCTAGCTTTATATAATAGTGATCCATCTAGGCTTCGTACTTTTTATCCTGGGTTAAATACGAACACTAGGTCACCTGTAGAACAAGAATTAGTGGATGTATTCCCTTATTTAGCTGGTGGTACTGGTGCCGGCTTACATTATCCAGAAAGGATATTCCCGGGAGAAAAACCAAAATTTCAATTAGACGGTACTAGTAAGACGGGACAAAAACTAGTTGGTAAGTATGTAAGGGATGAGAAAGGTAATCTTAAAGTAGTTAACTTTTCGCCTGATGTTATAGACGTGATAAACAGCGTAAACTATCCAGAGGCACCCTTGCCTAATAAACAGAGCGGGGATGAAATCACATATGATAATCCAACTATGGATGGATTTGATTCAGTTGAAGAACGAGACAGGTGGAGAGAAGAAAAATTACGTATAGATCGCATTCGCTATCCACAGGTACGAGGTCCTCAAGATTTTGATGACCGTTATAGATATAATGACAACTTTGCATTTAGACCTCCACCCCAAGATGAAATAGATAATTGGGTTGCTCTCCCAACTGCCTTCCCAACATGGGAAAGGGTAAAGCACATAGTTCCTGAAGAACTTAAAATTAAAAATAGTTTAGTAAAACGAGATTCAACTGATAAAGAGCTTCAGACTAGTACCTCTATACCTACATCTGGTCGAAAGTCGACATATGGTTATAAGTTACAAGGAGGTAAATATGGACAAGTTCCCACTCACAGAAACGTTTGGAATGATGAGACCAAAAAGTGGATGAGGGTAGATCTAGAACCTGAAGAGATAGAATGGTTTGAGAAACAAAATCTACCTAAGGCTCAAAATGGATTGCCGGTTGCTCTTTCTGAGGCAGTTATATCAACACTTTCAGATGAGTCATATAACAAGCTATCAGACAATCAGAAGCAGGTATACGATTCATTTTCTGGTGATCAAACACAGCCCTATAGAGTAGAATCAAGTATACCCGGTAGAACTATTCTCCCAGTGGCAGAAAAAGATGACCTACATTGGGAAGATGCATTGAGGATGGTTCAGGATTCCGGTGTAAGAAATATCTACAATAGACCTAGGGAGCTTCCAGAAGGTTGGATAGATGATGATTTTTTTAGAGCTCATCGTAAAAAAGCGAATATTTACATACCTTCGGCAGAACTTTATACGGGAAATAAAAACGAGAGGTTGGAACACATTGCAGAAGCTAAAGATAATATAAAGAGGTATGAATCTGGAGAAAAAGATTTTGCGTTTACTGAGGAAGGGTATGCTGACGGTAACTTTGATGAAGGAATGTATGAGTTTTATAGGGACGTCAGATTGCCTCTACTTATAGCAGGTCAAGAACAAACACCGGAAGAAAGGGAACGAATGGGCTTTAAACCCGTGTATATGAGATCGCTGGACGAACTAACAAATTATAGAAAAAATAAGGAGTACATAAATACTTTAGCTGCTGAGTTAGCTCACGTGAATAGGAGCAAAGAATTGGGTTTACCTATGGACGTGTTAGAATCTTACGGAACTTTGGGAGGAAGAATGATGAGAGCTTTTAAGGAAGGTGAGTGGCCAGATGACTCTAATTATTCAACTACGGGTGATGTTGAATATAAAACTCATTTTGCTCCAAACAGCAACGAGAAAAAAATGTTTGATGAATACAATCTCTCAACTAGATTAAGCAGAGGAACCCCTGGGATGACTGTTAATAAATATGGTGGAGCATTACCTAAGGCTCAAGACGGTTTTGAAGTAGGACAAAGAGATGCAACAGATCTGGGAGCAGGTTTATGGGAAGCTCTAAAATTTGGAGCTGGTACAGTTGCAGATTATTATACAGGACTTAAAGAATTAGCAGATGACCATCCCGTAACAAAGGAAATATTTAAAACAATAGATCCCGTTACAAACCTGTCTCATGCCCTTGATGTATTAAGTGTACCAGGAAGTCTAGTCGCTGAGGCAGTAGAAGGTATGGTAGGTGAAGGCGATGGTGAATTTAATTTTATGGATGCTATGCCTAGTATGTCAGGTGACTTCTCATTTACTAATGTGAAAGGTGATCCTACTAAAACAGTAGCTAGTGTAGCTGGTGTAGAAAATCCATGGGCGGCATTCGGTGTAAATTTAGTAACTGACCCAACAACGTATGTTGGTGCAGGAATAGCTAAAAACCTTATTAAAAAAGGTACTAAAGAACTTGCTGAAGCAAGTGTTAGAAGTATAGATGAAGTTGCTTCTAATGCAAGAAATATTAAGTCCTTAAATGAATCTTCTAAAGGGGCCCCCTCTATAGTAAATAAATCCAACTTGGATATAAGTAAATTTGATATATCCGCAAAAGATGTAATAAATCTTGGAAGAGATACAGAAAAAAGATTATTGACAGAGAAGTTTATTAAAAATAATATGAAAGCTACAGGACGTAGTAGAGAAGAAGTAATTAATTCCATAAAAGGATATTCAAAAGAATTTGATAATTCTACTATAACGTTTAAAGATTTAGGAAAAGATGGACCTGGTGCACAGTATGGTGGTAATGGTCAGATAGTAGTTAATAGCTCAAAGTTTAATGAGAACACAAGTAAGAAAATGATACTCGGAGATATAGAGCATGAAATAGATCACCTATTTAGTGATTTTAAAGGGACTTATATGAGTTCGGGTGATGATACAGTAGAGCATGCCGCAAAAGAGTTATATGAAAATTATCCTTTACTAAAAGTAAGTGATAATATGTCTGGTCAAGCGGGTGGTCTATCAATGAAGTCGTATATGGAACTTCCTTTTGAACAGCAAGTAAGATTTAGAAAAGCTATTAAATGGTTGGAACAAAATGCAGATTTAAAAATGGGTGATGATATTACTAATGAGCATATAGATAAACTTAGTATGGGTCTGCAAAATTGGGCAAGAGAATTAGGAGAAGACTTTGCAGGAAAAGGAGGAAAAACTGATGTTTTAAATCTTTTAACTGAATTAGATCCTCACCAGTTTCTAAAGAGTGGCCAATTTACTATTAGTAAAAATGCTAACGTAAGAACTAAAGCTTATAAGGATATCTTAAAAAATATCTTAAATGAAGCATATGCAGTTATACCAGCAGCAGGTGTAGGAACTGTATTAGCAAATGAAAAATATGGTGGAAGTTTAAATTACTTTCGATACAAACATTAAGAACAAATGAAAAAATTAAGAAGGGCACAAAAAGGAAAGGAGACACCCAAAGGAACATCTCTTAGTGAGACACCTGACTTCATGCTTAGTAAAGAAGGATTAAAAGCAAAGTATGGTGTAAAAGAGGAAGTTATACCTCCTGATACTCCACCTGAGGCTGTAGCAGATCCACAACTAGTTCGACGACTTATGGAGCAGGGGGCAATTACACAATCACCTTCTAGATATGATCATTTCTTACCTAAAGTTGGTTTAAATCCTAATTTCTTGGGTCAAGGTAAAAGTGGTACTTTAAGTCCAATTACTGTAGATCCAGCAGGAGGATGGACTGAAGCAATGGGTATGCATAACCCACAAACATTTAGTGTTCCTAGACTAGATCCTTCAACGGGTAGAAGCATAGAAGAGGAGTATAAAACCTCATTTATGAATGAGTTAAATAGAACAGGCTTAGAACCTACATTTACATTCACATCAGCAGGTGGACCCGGGGCTGGTTTTAGAGGGTATTTCCCATATTCTGATCCGCTAGGGATTGGTTTAGAATTAGACCTCGATCCCACAGGACCTGGCGGTGGTCTACTACTTAATACAGCTAATTTACGAAAATACGGTAATTCACTTGCAGACGCCACAGGAACAGATGTTACCCGTGACATGAATTTACCTCCAGGATTTCTATATACAGGAATAGAAATGGCTGGTAATATGAGAACTCCATTTGTTGGCGCCACAGTTTCTGCTCATGATACACAACAGTTACAAACATGGTTAGGTCGTGCAGATAATGAACAAATAGAAGAAGTAACACGAGGTGGAATGCATGCCATGGGCCCAGCTTTATATTCTTGGAACCATGGACCTAAATTTAGAGGGGGGATGTCAGTTCATAACCCTTTTGCCGTTATGGGAAAACCGTGGATTGAAACACCGAGTATGTTTGGTAAAACAGGAATACATAATCCTCTAAGTGGTACGGGTGTGGGAATAGGAGGGCGTTCTGGGATAAGAGGAGGAAACATTGTTCCGCATGTAGAGCTAGGACCGCTAGAACAAGGATTTAGAGGGGGGTTTGCTGATATGAAAGCAAATGTTCTTTCTAAAGTAGATGAATTAATAATGACGGGTCAAGTCATAGATGAAGGAGGAGACATTTTAGTTACGTACAATGATGCTAATAAAGCATTATCAAGAGAAGCTGCAGCTAAAAAAATATATGATGCTATTTCCGGATCTATCCCCACAGGAAAATGGCTAGATAAATTACGTATACCACAAGCACTCGATGCTGCAGGAGAGGCTCTTTATGGAACTAAGGGACCTGGAGGATATGATAAAGCAGGTAATACCTTAGCTAACACTCTGAAAAATAGTAAGATACCATATGGAAAAGTATTAAATCATCCCTGGCTGTGGAAAGGTTTATCAAGAGGTTTAATGGTACCTGATGCTATTGATATAGGTCTAGGAGCTCTTCATCGAAAAGGGCAACCCATATCAGATGCTTGGTCAGGTGTATTTGGGGAAAACCCAAATGCTGAATTTATGAAACAGTATGGCGCCTTCCCAAGAGCGCAATTATTTATGGATCAAGGTATAGATCCTATATTTAATCATAAATGGTTTGACAACGACCTTCAGAAAGATCAGAAATTAGAAAAAGCCATCGCTCCTATAATAAAGACATTGCAAAAAGAAGAGAGATATAAAGACGTAGATATTATGGAACTACGTCCTCTAGCAATTAAAATATTACAGGATAAAATAAAGCGAAATAAGGATAACACCAGATTGAAACGCGTCATTGAAAAAACTACGGGATTTCCTACAGGTCCTAAATTCCAAAGCGGAGGCCCACAGTATGGCATGCCTCCAACATCTACTATGCCCGTGGCTCCTAACAAGACATGGCTTAATCTAGTTGACCAGATTGGCAACGGAGAGACTATAAATAATGAGGAATACATGTCCGTTGCTAACATACTATAAAATATCAAAAATAAAATTAGGTTCATATATCGATCCTATTATAACTTTACAATTAAAAAAGTAATCTATGGAAGAGTATAATGATCCTCTAGATGGATACGATGAGATGGGTGAGTTTGAACAGCTTGAGGTAGAGAACCTTATACTGGCTACTGCTTTTAGAAACTCATATCAAATAGTTACAGGAAAGCAAAGCTTTGAAGACTTACTAGGAGAGGATGGAACGGTCTTAGTAGCGCATGACTTGGAAAATGGCCCTGATACACATGATCTTGATAGTATATTGTGTTTTTTTGAAGATGAAGAGGAGTTTGAAAAATGTGTTGAAATTAGAGATTTAATAACATTAATAAATGACAATGCCGACAGAGAACAAAAAGAAAACACCGCCAAAGGGATCTGTGAGATTCTCGATAATATTATCGCAAGAGCAGAAGAACGCCAAAAGTGACATCTTACTACATCCTTTTAATTTTGTTGTAGGAAGAGCAGGAAGCGGAAAGACGCTACTGGCTGTGCAAATAGCTCTAGACCAGTTCTTTAAGCGTCAATATAATAAAATAATTATTACACGACCTACTGTAGCTACTGAAGATAACGGGTTCTTACCTGGAAATGAGAAGGAAAAGATGGAACCATGGCTCGTACCTATCATATCTAATATGCGAAAGGTGTATGATAAAGCTGATAAAATACAAAAGATGGAGGAGGCTGAGGAAATAGAACTAGTAGCTTTATCCCATTTTAGGGGGAGAACCTTTGATAATAGTATTGTAATAATAGATGAGTTCCAAAACTTAACTAAGAGTCAGTTTAATATGGCCATAGGGAGATTAGGAAAAAACTCTAAAATGATATTTTGTGGGGATTACCAACAGATAGACCTAAAAGATCCTAATTACAGTGCAATTCATGAGGTGGCAAAAATCAAAGATTCAAAGCATGTTTGTAAAGTTGTGCTAATAGATAATCACAGGCATCCTGCTATAAACGAAGTCCTTGAAAAGTTAACGGGATACTAGGTGATAAATTAAAATGATAAGTAAACTTCATTTATTTAAACTTTTTTTGTATCTTTGTTATGTACTAATTATAAAACCATAATAAGATGGCCACAAAAACCAATGAGCAGGTAACTGCTAATCCAGAAAAAGCTTCTCAAGAAGAAATGAACAGAAAAAGAGCTGAAATTACAGCTTACTACAAAGAGTCACTAACTCATTTGAAAGTTCAGTTAGAATATGAAGTTGTCCTAAAAGACATTGAAGTTGCTCGCGCTGAACGTATTCAGTCACAAATGTTTGTAGCTCAGGCTATGGCAGAACCTGAGGAAGCACCGCAACCAAAAAGACAAGCAGCTCCTGTTGCAGCAAAGGCGCCGGCTCCTAAGCAAGTTACGCCACCGCCTACGTCTAAGAAGGTTACACCACCTCAACAAGCCAACACTGCAGGACCTATTATTGGTGATGCAGGAGCAGACTGGGATGTTGACAGTAAAACAGCACCGCCACGACGAAGAGCTTTAAAGACCGTAGAAGGATAATATTAAAGGGCCCTTTGTCTAATAGCATGGGGCCCATTAATTACTTAAACCATGACGGTTGTTAATAAAGTAGATAAGAAAGTTAAAGTAACTCTTGAAAAAGTTATTAAGTATCAGATCGTAACCTATTGTTTTATGAATAATATTCAGGTTAGTGCGTCAGATCTTAACTGCCTTACAGAGCTTGCAAAGTTAAAAAGTGCAAGTCTTACTGACTTTTGTACTGTTATTTCAGAGAAAGGTATCTTTAAAAGCTCCCAGTCTTGTAGAAATGCTTTACAGAAAGCAAAGAAAAAAAAGCTTGTTGTAAAAACTAATAAAAAGATTATGTTAAACCCTGATATGAAAATTCAATCAGAAGGTTACATTTACTTAGACTTTAAAATACTAGGTGGTGGAGAGTAAGAGAAAAATAAAGCTCAACCCTAAAAGTTATAAAAGCTTTTTTAATTCTGTAGCAGAAGACTGTGAAGTACACGTTGATCTAGTTGACGACCTTATTGGTTTTTTCTATGGTAAAATTAGAAACAATCTCGAGAGTTTAGACCACTCTAAAATACTTGTACCTAACTTGGGAACATTCAACTTGCGTAAAGCAAGGCTGGATCATGCTATTAAAAGGAATAAAGATATCCTGGGTAACATGGCAAAGACTACATATAAGGGTTATGATGCACATGTACCCGTAAAAGAAAAAATAAGTTTATTTGAAAAAGCAGCTGAAAGATTGGCTGCAGAACTAAAAGAAAAAAAAGATTGGCGTAATGAAAATAGGTAAATTACTAGGAGCCCTTTCTAACATGGGCCAGATATATGAAGGTGTTAAAAATAACGTCTTTAAAAAAGATTATATAGAGGATATAGCAAGTGTTAGATGGCAGGAATGTCAGAAGTGTCCTAACATGGACCCCGAGGGTAAGTCATGTGCTGCACCTGGTACACAACCCTGTTGCTCTGCCTGTGGTTGTAGTCTTGCATTTAAAACTCGTTCTTTATCAGCATCTTGTCCTCTAACAGGGGACGCAAAGAAATGGGACGCTGTTATGGATAGAGAAGACGAAAAAGAATTACATGAACAGTTGCGTGAGGGTAAAGGTACTGCTACCCTAACGGAAACCGTAGTAGAAGAAGACCCTGATAAGGAAAAGTAAATATGGCTGTAATATTCAAAGAAGAAGGACATAGTTATGAAAGTGTAGATGAAAACCTAGACAAGGATAATATTGAATGGACTAGCGTGACTAGTTTCATTAGTAAGTTCAAACCTAAGTTTGATGCTAAAGTTCAAGCTAAGAAGTCTTCTAAGAATAAAAGATCTAAGTGGTATGGCCTTAAACCAGACGAAATAATAAATATTTGGAACAATGAGACAGACCGGGCAATTAAGCTAGGAAACTGGTACCATAACCAAAGAGAAGAAAACATACTAGACTTTAACACTATTGAAAGGGAGGGTGTTATAGTTCCTATCATACGACCTATTGTAGATGGTACAGGGGTTAAGATAGCTCCTGTGCAGAAATTAGAAGATGGTGTTTATCCTGAACATTTTGCCTATCTGAAATCAGCGGCTATTTGCGGACAGGCAGATTTAGTAACTGTTGTAAATGGAAAGATCCACATTATAGATTATAAGACAAACAAAGAGATCAAAGAAAAAGGATTTACTAATTGGGAAGGGATAACCTCTAAAATGTATAAACCCTTATCTCATCTGGATGATTGTAACTTAAATCATTATAATATTCAGTTAAGTTTATACATGTACATCATGTTAAAACATAATCCTAAACTTAAGGCAGGTAAGCTAGTTATTCAACATGTAACATTTGAAAAGAAAGGTGTAGATGATTATGGATACCCTATTACTAAGTACGATGCACAGGGAGAGCCTATGTTAAAGGATCTTAAGATGTATGAGCTTCCCTATCTAAAAAAAGAAGTAAGGTCCTTATTAAGTTGGTTAAAAGAAAATAAATAATGCTTATAAAACTATTCGACGTTCAAAACAGTAAGGTAGTACCCTCAGAGCATTGTTATACATTAAAGTTTTTAAAAGCTATAATGGACACCTATCCTGATACGCACCTTGAAGTTTATATGTATATATTTTACATGACGTGTCCTGATCCTGACATCAATCCGTTCTTTAATGTCCCAGAAGAAGACAAAGAAGAAATAATTCTAGATGAAATAAATATGGATGAGGACTTAGAATGTCCTAAAATAAAATATGCGCTAGATAGATGCTCTACTTTATATGAAACGCCTACGTTAAGGGCATATAAAGGGATTAAAGCTATGATTGATAACCTTGCTCATTATATGGAAAATACTCAGATAGAGCATGGAAGGGACGGTAATATTAACTCTCTAGTCAGTGCGGCAAAGAACTTTGATGCAATACGACAATCATTTAAGGGAGCCTATAAAGACATGAAAGAAGAACAAAAGAGCACTGTTCGAGGAGGACTGGGTTTAGCATATGATCAACTATAATGGAAAAAATAATACCCACAGGAGAGAGGCTTCTAGTTAAACAAGTAGAAGCTAAAAGCACATACGGAGAATCTGCTATATTCATACCAGAGGCGCAACAAGTGAAAGAAAGAAAGGCACTTGTTATAGCAGTAGGAAAGAAAGTTACTGAAGTCATTGAAGGGGATGTTATCCGCTACAGTGATTTTGCTAGCCCTGTAGAAATGGAACATGAAGGTGCACCGCATCTTCTTTTGAGAAAAGAGGATATCCTTGCAGTCATCGTCACTATATAAGACAGTCCCTACATTAAATGAGGGGGTATGGGAAGAAACGGAATTCAAGACGATAGAAGATTTTCGTGTATTTATAGACTCTGTATTTAAAGAACCAGGACAGTATCAGTTTGATGAAACTTCTTTTGTCTTTAACTCAGAGGCAAGAACGTTTAATACTCAAGGATTTTACTGTGATAAACCTGTGCGCAGTAAGGACTTTATCTCGTATTGGGAAGGTGAAAAGATTAAATGTAGGGAAGGTGTTATATACAAAAACAAAGGAGTAACCTGGTATTTAACGCGTGACTACTATATGTGGTTAAACTTCCTGCCTATTTATGACAAAGAGGAGAAGAAGTACGGTTTTGCTAAGGTTAGGGACGCACAATATCATATGGCTCTATATGAGATAATGGCTGAAATAAACTACAAACATGTAGCCATCCTAAAGAAAAGACAGATAGCGTCATCTTATTTCCACATGGCCAAGCTACTTAATGCTTACTGGTTTGAAGAAGGTTCAGTGTGTAAGATAGGTGCTTCACTTAAGGATTACGTAAATGACAAGGGTTCTTGGAAATTCTTGGATGAGTACTCGGCCTTTCTTAATGAACATACAGCGTGGTATAGACCAAGTAATCCAGGGAAGGTTCTACTATGGGAACAAAAGGTTGAAGTA